CTACTGGGGCGCCGCGGAATGGTATCGCGGAGGTGCGCTGGCACCACGAGGCTGTGATCGACTTCATGATCGCGCGGCCGGAGTGCACGCAAGGGCAGATCGCCAAGCAGTTCGGCTTTTCGGAGACTTGGGTCTCCCTCATGGTGAACTCGGACGCGTTCAAGGCCCGGTACGCTGAGCGGAAGAGTGAGCTGGTCGACCCAATGCTCATCGAGAGCCTCGAGACCCGCTTCAAGGCCGTAGCGCAGGTCAGCCTCGACAAGATGCTCGAGAAGCTCACGGGGCCACTCGGCGTCTCGGACGACTTCCTCCTCAAGAGCGCTGCGCTGGCGAAGGACGCCCTGGGCTACGGGGCGCGCGCCATCCCGGGTCAGGGCGGGCCACAGGTCGCAGTCGTCATCAACGTCCCGGCGAAGGTCTCGCAGGACGAATGGGCGGCGCGCTACTCGAGCCGGGGGGCCTCTCAAGTCGTCGAGGTCTCTCATCCTGATGCGCCGCCCGCCGAGGCAAAATGAACGAACAGCTCCGCTGCATCCTCTGGACCGTAGCGGGGTTGTTCGTTTTCGTTTTCGCTCTGTGGCTCGTGGCCGGCGGCCCATTCGTCCCGATCTACTAACCCCCCAGGCCGCGCACCGCCCTAAAGCCTCGGGCACCGCCCTCGAGCCTCCCTCATGACCATCCGAGCCGCTGGCGAGACGAAGATTATCTGGGAGGCCCAGCCGGGGCCGCAGACCGCGCTTATCGAGTGTCCAGTCTTCGAGGTCTTCTACGGCGGGGCGCGCGGCGGCGGGAAGACCGAGGGCTCCATCGGCGACTTCCTCGAGCACCAGAACGCCTACGGAGAGGGGGCGCACGGCGCGTTCTTCCGGCGCAACCGCAGCGACCTCACCGACGTCATCGAGCGGACAAAGCAGATCTATCCGCAGCTCGGTGCCAAGTTCAACGAGAACAAGAACGCTTGGCGCTTCGCCAACGGCGCGCGGATGGAGTTTGAGTTCCTCGAACGCGACTCCGACGCTCAGAAGTACCAAGGCCGCTCCTACACCCGCATTTACGTTGAGGAGGCGACCCAGTTCCCTTCCCCCACCCCACTCTGGAAGCTCAAAGCGACGCTGCGCTCCGCGACTGGAGTGCCCTGCGGCATGCGGCTGACGGGCAATCCAGGCGGTCCGGGCCACAATTGGGTCAAAGCGCGCTACATCACCCCAAACCCTCGCGGCCTCGAGATCATCGAGGAGGAGGAAGAGCTGGAAATCGAGCCGGGGAAGAAGATCACCGTCAAACTGGGCAGGGTGTTCATCCCCTCGAAGGTCTGGGACAACAAGCTCCTCCTCGCAAACGACCCAACCTACCTCATGCGGCTGCGCGACGTGGGCTCCGAGGCGCTTGTGAAGGCGTGGCTCCAGGGCGATTGGGACATCATCGAGGGTGCTTTCTTCGATGAGTGGAACGATCGGCACATCCTCGACACCCAAGACTGGCTCCCACTCATCCCGCGCGACGCAATGCGCTTTCGCGCGTTCGACTGGGGCTCGGAGAAGCCCTTCTCCGTCGGCTGGTACGCGGTGGCGGATGGGGACTGGCAGAGCGTCAACGGCGTCGAGATCCCTCGCGGGGCACTCGTCAAGTACCGTGAGTGGTACGGGGCGAAAGGGCCGAATAAGGGCCTCAAGATGACCGCGGAGCTTGTGGCGAAGGGGGTGAGGGAGCGCGAAATTCACGAGCGCATCCGCTACGGAGTGGCCGACCCCTCGATTTTCATCCGCAATGGAGGCCCTTCCATCGCTGAAATGATGGCTGTGCAGAGCTGCATGTGGCGCGCCGCTGACAACAAGCGTGTCCCGGGGTGGCAGGCCCTTCGCTCGAGGCTGGTGGGCAATGGCGGCGCCCCCATGCTCTACTTCCTCGACTGTTGCGAGGACTCCATCCGCACCATCCCCCTCCTCCAGCACGACGCTCTCGACGCAGAGGATGTCGACACCGAGGGTGAAGACCACGCTGGAGACGAAACTCGATACGCCTGCATGTCGAGGCCGTGGATTCCGGGCGCGCAACCTGACTCCTTGCCAGAAGCCCGCGATGGGCAATACACTTTCAACGCGGTTTTAGCAAAAATCCGCTCTGTCCGTCTGAATAGGGCAACCTCGCATGGCTAAGGCCGATCCCAAGCTCACTCCTGAAGAGGACTCCGCGAAAAAGGAAGCGGACTCCGTCCGCTATTGGCTCGCTCAGATCAAAGCGTCCCAAAAGCGGGAGAAGGCGTGGAGGAAAGAGGCGCGCGAGCTGGTCAAGATCTACGAGGGCGAGCTTCCCGACGAGATCCCCTATAACATCCTCTACTCCAACACCGAAACCCTCACTCCAGCCCTCTACTCCTCGACTCCGCGCCCCGACACGCGCCCCCGCACCATGCAGGAGGGCGCCACGGCGATGGCTGCAGCGGGCGTTTGCGACGCGTACCTCGAAAACTTCATCGACAACGGCAATCAGGAGTACTGCTCCTTCGACGCCGCAACGAAGACGGCCGTTCGCTCCTCTCTCGTCCCCGGGAGGGGCTGTCAGCGCTTCCACTACCACGCGGAAATCGAGTCCGATGCTCAAGGCCCGCGCCGGGTGCGCGAAGAGTGCGTCAACGTCGAGGAATTGGCCTGGGACAAGGTCCTTTTCGGCTACGCCAAGACTTGGATTCGCATGCCTTGGGTCGCTTTCGAGCACGTTTTGACCCACGACGAGGCGATTGAGCTGTTCGGCCGGGAAGCGGCGAGCAAGCTGACCTACTCCACCCCCACAATCGACGACGACGAGGATTCTGGCCGCAAGGCCGACTCCGAGGACTCCGAGCCGATCGCAGTGGTCTTCGAAATCTGGCACAAGGCGAAAAAGGAGATCATCTGGGTCGAGCAGGGCGCAAAGGACCTCTTCATCAAGCCGAAAGAGCCTGATCCGTTCAACCTCGAAGGCTTCTACCCGATGCAAGAGCCGCTCCAGCTGATGAAACGGCTGTCGAGCACCCTGCCCGTCCCTCTCTACCGCCTCTACAAGCGTCAGGCAGCGGAACTCAACAAGATCACTCGTCGCATCGACAAGGTGATTGAGCAGATCAAAATCCGTGGCTTCTACGACGCTGGGGTTGAAGGGTTGGCGAAGGTTCTCGAGTCCGACGACGGGGTGATGATTCCGATCACCAACCTCGCGTCTCTCGGCCAGGGCGCAAAGGCCGACGCGGCTGTGTGGCTTGTCCCGGTTGAGAAGCACGTCACCGTGCTACAGCAGCTACTTCAGGATCGCCAAGCGATCAAGCAAGTGATCTTTGAGGTGATGGGCATTGCCGACATCATGCGGGGGAGTTCGGTTGCGAGCGAGACTCTCGGCGCCCAGAAGATCAAGAGCCAATGGGGCACTCTGCGGCTGAAGGACGCGCAAGCCGAGGTGGCCAAGTTCATCCGCGACGGGCTGCGGATTGCGGCCGAACTCGGATTCTCCAAGATGGCCCCGGAGACCCTCCGCAAGATCACTGGCTCCACCTTGCCCTCCTCCGCGCAGCTGGCGCAAATGGAGCAGCAGGCGATGGCGGCGAAAGCCGCTGGCGCTCCTCCCCCTCCCGACACGATGGCGCAGATGGCCCTGCCCTCTTTCGAAGAGTGCGTGCAGGCGCTGAAGGACGATCTCGTTCGCGGCTACCTCATCGACATCGAGACGAACAGCTCGGTCGATGCCGATGCCTCGGAGGACAAAGAGAACGTCTCCGAGTTCCTCACGGCCTTCTCGCAGTTCCTCAACGGTGCTGCGCCGATGATCGAGTCGGGCGCGCTCCCCTTCGAGGCTGCCAAGGCTATCATGCTTTCGGTCTGCAAGCGCTTCAACCTCGGCCGACAGCTCTATCGCGAGCTGTCGAAGATGCAGCCGCCGAAGGCGCCCGGTGGGCCCGACCCGAAGGTAGTCAAGCAGCTCCAAGACGCCCAGTCCAAGGTTGCGCAGGACCAGAAGGCGCTGGAGGAGAAGGCGCGCGTCCAGGAGATGGAAAAGATCAAGTTCGACGCCGAGAAGCGCGTCTACGAGATTCAAAAAGCTGCCGACGCCGCCATCGCACAGGCACAGCAGCAAGCTCGCCAAGTCCAATCCACCGCCCAAGGCGCTGCCAAGGCGGCTCAGGACAAGGCCGCCAAGGTCAAAGACACTGCCGATATGCAGAAGATGATGTCGGAGATAAACGCGCTCCTGCAAACCCTCCAGTCGACCGCGGAGAAGTCCTCCCTCCAGGCTCAGATGCAGGCCAAAGACGCCGAGGCTGCTGACGCCGAGGAGACGGCTGGGGAGGACAAAATGGCTATGGTCGTTTCCACCCTCAAGGACGGCTTCGCCGAGATGGGCAAGCAGATCAGTGAGGGCCTTGTGAAGGCTGCGAGCGTTAAGCGCGTGGCGGTGAAGGGCAAGGACGGTTGGTCCAGTCAGGCTGTGCAATGAACGACAATGATCTTTTCGGACCAGGCGCTTCCGTCAGCGCCGTTGCGACGACGACCCCGCAGCTGGTGGCGCTGCCCGCGGCAGCGCGGGTGGTTTTGTTGACCAACCCAGGCACCGCCCCAGTCTACTACAAGCTTGGTTCCGCTTCTGTCGTAGCCTCGATTACGACTTGCGACTGTGTCTTACCGGGGACGAAGGAGCTTTTTGCTGCTGGCGGGGCAACCCACATATCAGTGGTTACAGAGCTTGGTAGCGCGCGCCTCATCGCAACCATTGGATACGGTGAGCTATGACCGGCCGCTTCAGGACAACTTCGGGAGTGACCGCCGCCGATGTGCAGGCGCTCATTAACACTTCCCTCCTCCCGATCAACGCCAGCTTGGCAGACATCTCCGCAAGGCTTGGTTCTAACAGTCCGAGTCTTCCGACTGTGGGGACGGTAGCACTCAGTACAACATCGCCAGCCGTAAACGTTACGGTTACCATCACGGCTCCGACGCTCACCGGGGGTTCCCCCAATAACACTGTCACGAACGAACGCTACCAGATCATCGTCAATGGCAGTATTGTCCAGACCGTCAACAAAACAGGGGCCACAGACAGTTTCCAGGTTTCGTCTGCGTGGGCGGCGCTCTCTGGCGTGGTTCGCTACCTCGCAGATCACGCTGCTGGTTCCGTCACCAAAGACTCGGCAGTTTTCACGGTCGGTGCGGCTCCTGCGTTCTCGGCTTCCGCGCCTCCATCCTTCCCAGCTACGGTAACTCTCGGCTCCCCTGTCTCAGTGACCGATGCGGCATGGAGCGGCGGCTCGCCGACATTCGTATCAACTCGCATCTACGTCGACAATGCGACGACCCCTTACGCCACCATCACGGCGCACCCGTCGACTTATACACCTCTTGACGACTCTTTCATGCAGGCGCAGACGGGACTCGCAAGTCTCGTAGGGCATACGGTCTACTGCGACCAGCAGGTGACGTTCAACAGCGTGACGTACACCTCGGCGAAATCCACTGGGCGTGTCGTGCAAGCAGCAGCGGCGGGTTTGACAGTACTTGTCGAGATCAACGCAGCCAACAACTTCAACACAATCTCTGGCGGCTCTGTGCAGCTGCTCGGCGGCTCTCAGTCCCTTCCCGGAGTGAGTCAGGCTAACGGGATCACCGGCACCGGCACGATCACAGGTCCTTCGACAGTCGGAACTTCAACGCTGCGTTTTGGGAACGTCGAAGATCCGGTTAACGCGGGCCGGAGGGTCTTCTACTTCGCGGCGAAGTCGAGCGATCCAGCGACGTTTGGGCACTCCGGCCGTGTTGAAATTGAGATCAATAACGCTGTTGCGATCCAAAAGACAGGTAAAGCGTATTGGTTTGCGCTTGAGAGCTACGTGCCGACTGTGCTCTGGAACGACGCCGGGAGCGCGAATATCCTCCAGATACACACTCCCGACGCTACCTCAATCTTCGGCCCATTCAGTTTGACTCACAGCCCCGCTGGCGGCATTTTCCCCAACAACAACATCCTTGTCGATCATGGCAAGGACCCCAACGTCGAGACATACCCCTTTGCCTCTGACAACTCCGGCTTCAATGGTGGGTCGGCCACAGATGGCAAGACCATGCCGAATTGGAACTTCAGTGTCAACACCTGGCACAAGTGGGTATTCAAGTATCGAGGCGACCCGACTGGAAGCCTTGGTTTCTTGCAGGGTTGGGTCAACGTTGGCGGGGTGACAACGCAGATTCTCGACCTCCAGAATGTTGCCATCGGCCTGCTGAATGTGGGCGGTGGCACGGCAACTCCCGATTACGTGAAGTTCGGGATGGACGCCTACGGTACTGGTGGTGGAAGCGGTGGAACATGGGCCTTGGCACGCTCCATTGGCGTCTATGAGGACAACGGTAATACGGTGAGCGACGTACTTGCTCGAATGACTTAACAGGAGGCTTTTATGCCTGACAATCGCTACCTCGATCCCTTCCAGTTCAACGAGGGCCCAACCGGCGCGCAAACTGCCAGCGGCAATAGCAGCGATTTCAACGCTGACTCTCTCGAAGCGACGTGGTTCCTCAACGTCTCGGCGTCCTCCGGCACTACGCCGACGCTGGATGTAAAGCTCCAGATGAAAAATCTGGCCACGGGCACCTACATCGACGTGTCGGGCGCCTCGTTCGCCCAGAAGACCGGAGTGAGTCACGACAGCTTGACGCTAGCACTCGGGGCCGGTGCTGTGGCGAATAGGGTGGTTGCGCAGCCAGTACCGCCAGTCTATCGTTGGGCCTGGACGATCGGCGGCACCACGCCGAGCTTTACCTTCTCCCTCAACCGTCATCCTATCAACCTGTATTAAGGCCGCATCATGGCAAACATCGTCTTCAACATCGCCGCCGGCCGGGTGGTCGAGTACTATAACCGGGTCAAGGGCAACGATCCCGCCGCCTCTGCCCTCATCCTCGTCCCGATCGAGACGGCGGGCCTCGAGACCGACGCGGTGCTCAAGGACAAGGACGACCTTGCCGCCGTGCTCAGCGGGACGACCAACGAGCAGACCACGATGGGGCGCAAAACCCTCACCGATGCGGAGCTGGCGGCGTTCCCTGCCCCTGACGACACGAACGATCGCTACGACGTGAGCCTGCCAACGGTGACCTGGACCGCTGCGACCGGAAATGCGATCAGCAAGATCCTCGTTTGCTACGACAGCGACACAGGCGCGGGCACCGACGCGAACATCATCCCCCTCACGATGTTCGACTTCGCCCAGACGCCGAGTGGCGCCGACATCCAGATGACGACGGGAGTCTTCTTCCGCGCGACTCCTGTGTAATTCGGTATGGCGCACGTTCGCGAGCCTCGCGTACTAGAAACCTCGACCACCACTGGTACAGGCGCCCTTACCCTGGCCGGTGCGGTCACAGGGTATCGCACGTTTGCGTCGGTGATGTCGAGCCCAAGCGATACCTGCCTCTACTACATCGAGGCGGTAGACGCGAATGGAAACGCTACTGGCGATTACGAGGCGGGAATCGGCACCTACTCTGGCGCGAACACACTGACCCGCACGACGGTGCTGCGATCGAGCAACAGCGACACTGTGGTGACACTTGCAGCCGGCACCAAGCGTGTTGGCATCTCGTTCGTCGAGTTCGGCACGCTGAGTCCGTCGCAGATCACTGCCAACCAGAACGACTACAACCCGACCGGCCTGGGAATGTGCACGGTTCTGCGGTTGACGAGCGACCAACCACGCCGCATTAGCGGACTAGCGGGCGGGTACGACGGGCGACGGATCGAGATCCAGAACGTCAACACGATCAGCGGAGAGGGCCTCATCATCCTCAACTCCGAGGACACGGCGTCGAGTGCCGCGAATCGCTTCGCTATCGACAATGATCTGATCTTTGAGCCAGGGCAGGGTGGCATCTTCACCTACGACGGCGCGAGTGCGCGCTGGCGTTGCTCAGCCGTTCGGCGCAAGTATACAGGCGACACGTTCCGCCTGGCCCCGTTCTACTGCACCGACTTCCTTGGCGCCGCGACTGCGGACACCGGAGAGTCTTCCTGGGCGATTTGGGACCTGTCGCTGCTGTCGAGCGGTACGCAGGCCAAGCAGGCCAGCACTGCCACGCATCCAGGCATCCTACGCATCACCTCGTCCACGACGACCAATAGCGGAGCCTTCATCCGCAGCGATGTCTCGTCGCACCTTCTCGCCGGCGGAGAAGTTGCGGAGTTCGTGTTCCGCATTGTCGACCTGACGACGACCACGGTGCGCATGGGCTTCATCGACACCGCCACCAGTTCTGACTGTACGGACGGCGCGTATGTCGAAGTCCCGAGCACCGGCGCTGCTGTCGGCAAGACCTCGAGCAACAGCACTCGCACAACCAGTTCGACCATCGCAACGCTGTCTGCGAACACTTGGTATCGAGCGCGCATCGTGGTCAACCGCGCTGCTTCAGCCGTCGATTTCTACATCTTCGACGACGCCGGCAACCAACTCGGTACGCAGCAGAACTCGGCCAACATTCCGACGGCTGCTGGGCGCGAGACTGGTCACGGGATCATCGGCACCAAGTCTGGCACAACGGCGCAAGCGATCTTCGATATCGACTACATGTCGATGGAGTGGACCAAGGCGTTGCTGTAGAGCAGAGCCGAAAATGGGATTACTCCGCACGATACCGGTCACGCGCCTCGCGCCTGGAGTGATCGGACCGTTCGAGGCGAACATGCCGGACAACGTGGCATGACGACATTGTTCACAGGCTCAGTTCCGATTGCGATTGGGACGCAGGAACGAGGGCCATTTGTAGTTCCTGGGGGCATCAAACAGCCCGGCGTCCCCATCGAAATTAAGATCGCTCTCGGCGCAGAACAATTCCCTGATGGGACGACCAACGTCGAGATTCTTATCAGCACAGACGGGGGTACGGTCTATCGCAGTGCAAGCATGACTGTAGTTATGCCCGCCGTTTTCCGTGGCGCTCCCCCGCACTTCTGGAGAATGTCGTTTTCGCTCGGTTCGGATGATAGCCCAACGCATTGCAAGACCCGCACGATAGCGCCGGCAGGATTCACCACGACCCTGGTCATTGAGGCGGTATAAGCTGTGGCAATTACCAAGGTCCAGTCCGTCACCGGGAACGGAGCGACGATACAGCTAACTGGCGTCACTACGACCAATCTCCTTACCCTGCAAGAGTCGGTATTCAGTACCGATTTGAACACCCCGACAGACACTCAGGGCACATGGAGCGAAGCACTCGCCCCCGCTCCCGGTGGTAATGGTGCCGGGTCGGAGAATGCGGCGATCTGGTATCAGGCGAACGTCGCCTCCGGCACCCATACCGTCACGCCTACTGGCGGAAGTTCACAGAAGGTGCTAGCCGAATGGTCAGGTATGCAGACTACGGGGGTGCTCGACAAGGTGAACAGCAACACGATTGCGTCGAGCAGTCACACCAGCAATTCTCCCGGCAGTACGGGAACGCTCGGTAATTCTGAAGAACTGATACTTATCTCCTTATCGATTGCGGAATCCGGCGGCTTTAGCAACCTTGGGATCACTGACCCGGTCACCGGTAGCTATACCACGATGCTTGTTAGTCAGAACGATGCGATCGATATCGGGACGATGCACGCGTTCAAGACAGTTTCTACGGCCGATCCGATCACACCATCATTTGGTTGGACAAATACCTCAAGCAGTCAAGGATCGCAGGCTGTCGTCGTAACATTCCGCGGGGTCGACGCTACTCCTCCGACCCTCACGGCAGCAACGGGTACAGCCACAGGATCGATGAACGCCACCGTCGGTGCCACCACCGACGAGGGCAACGGCACGATGTACGCCGTAGTTACCACGTCGAGCACCCAGCCGAGCGTAGCGCAGATCAAGGCCGGACAGGACCACACGGGCGCGGCGGCAACGTGGGCTGGGAATCAGGCGATTGACAGTGCCGGCGCCAAGACGTTCACAGCGACCGGCCTCATTCAGTCGACGAACTACTGGGCGCACCTCGTCCACACAGATGCCGCTGCGAACGACAGCAACCGTGTGTCGAGTGCGCAGTTCACGACTTCGGCGCATGGGTTTGTCACGACAGGGACAGGGCCGCGTTCGGTGCCTTTGCCAGGTGGCGGCCCGACTGGTGCGGGGACAAGTGGACAGGTTACTCAGAGCACCGTCTCTGGCGGAGGAACCCCTGCAGGGCTTTCGCAAGAGCAAGACTCGGCTTTTTCTCTCGGCTCAGCGCGCCCGACAGGCCTTGCAAGCGAAAGTGACACTGCCCTTGCCCTTGGCAAGGTGAGCATTCGAGCGACTGGACTGGCGACGGAGAACGACTCGGCGTTGACGCTCGGCTCCGCGCGACCAGTCGGCCTTGCAGCCGAGTCGGACACAGCGCTACCTCTTGCCTCTGCTCGCCCTACCGGCCTATCTGCGGAGAATGACTCTGCCCTAGCGCTCACCGCTGCCCAAATCAAGGCTGTCGGTTTGGCGAGTGAGAGCGATACGGCCCTTGCTCTTTCTGCCGTCCAAATTCGAGCAGTCGGCCTTGCCTCTGAGTCCGACACGGCATTGGCACTAAGTGTTGGTGCGGGGAACGCAGTAGGCCTGGCGGAAGAGCAGGACACAGCGCTTGCCTTAGCAGGCGTGCAGATTCGAGCTGTCGGCCTCGCAACGGAAAGCAACGCGGCGCTGGCATTGTCGCCTGTGCAGGTGCGCGATGTCGGCATCGCGAGCGAATCGGACACCGCTTTCGCCCTGGCTGCGGTGCAGTCGCTGCTGACCGGGCTCGCTCAAGAGCAGGATACGGCCCTTGCACTTCTCTTGGGTGGCACAGCTGCTGTCGGTCTGGCAGAAGAGATTGACGAAGCCTTTGCCCTCACCGGCATCAACCTTGGCGGGCCGCCGGTCGATACTGGTGGTGGCGGTGGTGGGGGCCACGTTGGCTGGCGTCGACATCGCCGAGCGCAGGAACTGCTCGAACTGCTCGTGGAGGAGCGCGACAGCACTCCGATGGTGGCGATTCAGGCTGTCATCCCAGCACAGGTGCCGGAAGAGACGCTGGGCGAACTCGTCGATCTCCTCGCGAATCGTGCTGAGGACTCGACAAAGTCCACGAAGCTGTGGCTCAATCGCGTGAAGACGTTGGTGGCGCGGCTCCAACAGGAACAAGCGGACGACGAAGAAGCAGCTGTTGTAATGCTCCTCCTCTAATGCCCATCTACCGCTATCACTGCTTCACCTGCGACGCTCGCCGAGACTTGTTCTCGAGCATCGAGCAGCGCGATGACCCAACCCCTTGCCCTCGGTGCGAACAGCTCATGACGAGGGAGATCGCGGCGCCGACGGTGCTCGGCGACTATC